GCGTATCATTGAGGGCAAGGTTGAGCGTATCGGGGAGCGACTTGCAATAACGGCAGCGGTCATGGGGTTTGTTGCGGGTACTGTTCCTGCAATAATCGCCACTGTTGTTTAGGGGTACGGGGATGTTCAGATCATTGGCTTTGTTGCCGTTAGTCTTTCTTTGCGGGTGCTTTTCATCCTCAAGGGTTTCGCCCTCATCTTTCACGCAGGGCATGGGGCTATCGCCGCCAGCAGACACGGGGATGCACTTCGACCCCATGCTCTCTTGGCTTGGCGGCCTTTCGACGCTCGCAGGGATTGTCGCGCTTGTGCTGACCCGTGGCTCTATGGGTCTTCGTGCGGTGGTCATTGGGATCGGTATAGTTTTATTGAATCAGGCTATCGCTAGGTACGGCGATTGGCTCTTTGTTCCGACACTTGCAGCGACAGGGGCCATCTCGGTTTCGTATGCTGTAATCACAATTCGACGCATGGTGCGTCATCGCAGGGAGAATGGCACATGATTGTCGCTTCAATTTCATCGTTTCTTGGCAGCGTTTGGTTCGCAACCACACTTGGTCTTGTCGGCTTTGTTGCTGGCTGGTATTTCTGCAAGAAGAAGTGCGGGAGCTGCTCCTAGTGGAAGGCATCCTCAGGCCTGTTGGTCTTGACTACGCTTTTGTTGGCGTAGCCAGGCGGGGTGACGAGGAGTTCGCTGTTTATGACGAAGCCAAGATTCTCGAGAAGTTGGTTGAGGAGGACGGTATGAACCCTCAAGAGGCTATCGAGTATTTTGACTTCAACATCGCGGGTGCGTGGGTGGGTCCATCAACCGCTGCGTTTGTCCAAATGTCGGCAGACGCATCCGCATGGGAATGCGGGGTTACAAATGGCTGAGAAGGAAAAAAGCAACAAGGCCGACCACCTGAAGCAGTTTCAGTGGAAGAAAGGTCAGAGTGGTAATCCGTCAGGTAGGCCCAAGGGCATTCCGTCTTTGGAAGCTGCCTTGCGTCATCGTTTAGAAGAATCTGACGGTGATGATTGGATGCGAGCGTTGGTAGAGGTTGCCTTCAAGAAAGCCACGAAGGGCGACCACCGTTTCTGGACTTCAATTCTTGAACGTCTTGACGGCAAAGTGGCAGATCGAATCGCGGGGGCGGACGGTGAAGGACTTACCGTGATTCTTGAGAGGGCGGGGGGCAAGGACGAATCTGATGGGGATGGTGAAACATAGTCTGCTTCCCAAACAGTTTGACTTCGTAGAAAGCCAAGCAAGGGAGCTGCTCTATAGCGGTGCTTACGCGGCAGGGAAAACAAGGGCGTTATGCTTCCGTCTTGTGGCCCGTGCGCAAATTCCAGGTGCTAGGGAAGGCTTGTGCCGTAAGCATCTCGTCACACTCAAGGCATCGACGCTTAGAACCCTGCTTGAACCTGACGGAACTGCGCCTCCCGTATTGCCGCCAGGTTCTTATGACCACAACAAGAGCGAGAAGATCATACGCATCAAAGGTGGTGGGGAGATCGTCTACTTCGGCTTGGATGATGTACAGAAGATTGGCTCGTACAACCTGAGCGGTGTTGCTGTGGATGAGGCGGTGGAATTGACCTTGGACGATTGGCACATGCTCATTGGTCGTATTCGTTTGGATGTCGGTTTTGCCAACAGCGTTTATGCGGTCTGCAACCCAGGCCCGCCATCACATTGGCTTGCAAAGAGATTCGGGTTGGCCCTTGACTATGTGGCGAAGGATGGCTGTGAGGTCATTCACACCCAAACTACTGATAACTCATTCCTGCCCCAAGACTATGTGGACAGTCTGACAACCCTGACGGGCGTTGCCTATCGACGCTTTGTAGAGGGCCAATGGTGTGCCAGCGATGGGATGGTCTTTGATCGTTGGGATAGAGGACTCCATTCGGCTGAAAGGGACCATGAGCAGCAGCGGTATATCGTTGGAGTGGACTCGGGCTACCGAAACCCCACAGCCATGCTTTTGATTGGCATTGACGCTGATGACCGATTGCACATAGAGCGTGAGTGGTACAAGACTCAGAAGCTAGAAAACGAGGTCGCATTGAAGGCTAAGGAGTGGGCTGAGAAATTTGACCCTGAAGTGTTCGTTGTTGACCCGTCAGCCGTATCGCTTATTGAAGCAATGAAAGCCGAAGGTCTATATGTGCAAGCCGCTAAGAATGCGGTGTTTGATGGCATCCAGGCAGTGCAACAAAGGCTCCGTAGTGAGGAGGGCGTTGGCCCACTTATGACTGTTGATCCACGGTGCGAAAACACCATGAGAGAGTTTGAGTCTTACGAATGGATGAGTAGCCAAGGGGGTCAGGTTGACAAGCCCCGCAAGGAAAACGATCATGCGATGGATGCGCTTCGATACGGTGTTGTACACTGTGACGGCTTTGGGCGTTCTGCGGTGACTTTGCAGGTCTTCGACAGTAAGGGCGGGGACTTTATGAAGGAACTAGATTTGGCTTTTGACGGTGAGGATTGAGACTGATGGCATGGCTTGACTTCATGCGGCGTAAAGAAGTAAGCAGCGAACAGTTAGGGGACTACTTCGCAACAAGTGTGAAGGCTCCAAACTCCACTGTTATTGGCCGTCGCCCAACGATGAGCGAACTTTCTGCTCGATACGGTATGCTTGTTCATCGTTGCGTTCAGATCAATGCAAATACAGCGGCAAGTATTACACCACGCCTTTTTGCATTGGGAGATACGCAAACGCTGACGAAGGCTCGGGGTCTAAACCCTAAACCACTGAGCCAAAAGACTAAGGACTTTATGAGGGGGCAGATGTCCGTTCAGCCTTCGTCGAGCGTAATGAGGAAGTTGCAAGGCAACCTCAATGACATTGTGGAGATCGAGAGTCATCCGTTTCTTGATTTGATCGAAGATGTGAACGACCAAATGGAAGGCGTTGCTTTCCGTGAGGGCTTTTACTCAGACCTTCAAATCTTTGGCCGCAACTTCACACTACTTGTTCGTGACGGCAGTAAACAGCCCACAAGCATGTGGAGGCTACTGCCACAGGTGATGAAGATTGTTCCAGGCAAGGATGAGTTCATCAGTCACTACGAATACGGCAGTGGTGCTGAAATGGCAAGGTATGAGCCTGAAGATATCTTTTGGGTTCACCAATACGACCCGTCAGATCCCTACGGTGGTGTTGGTCCGTTAGAGGCTTGGATTCAAACCATTGACTCTCAGTTCGGCAATGCTGCCTTTATTGAGAATATGTACCGCCGTGGTGGTTCTCCTGATTATGTCCTTATGGCTAAGGGCGGTATGAGTGAGGCACAGAAGCGTTCGTTCCGTGGTGAGTTCAGGCGTTTGTTTGGTCGCATGGTCAATCGCCAGGACACGGTTGCAATTCTTTCGGGGGAAGCAGAATTGAAGCCGTTGCAACGCTCACCGAAAGAGCTGCAAACAGTCGAACAAGAACAGTTCACCGTTGACGCTCTAGCAATGGCGTTTGGTGTTCCGAAGTCACTACTGACCACAGATGATGTCAACCTTGCCAACGCACGCGAAGGCAGCGTGACCCACGCCCTTACGACCATTCTTCCGATGTTGCGTCGGTTTGAGGATGCGGTCAACCAACGGCTTCTGCCGATGTGGTCAGATCGACTGTTCCTTATGCACGACAACCCTGTTCGTGAGGATCGAGACATCCGAATTAGAGAGCGGCCCAGCCAACTGCGAGCGGGCTATACGGTCAACGAGATTCGATTGGCTGACGATATGGAACCATTGGATGACGCAAGGGCCAACGAGCCTCTTGTCGGTACTGACCTTATCCCACTGTCAATGGTTTCGACGGATGCTCCTGATGAGTTGGATGTTGTGTTTGATGATGACCAAGAAGAATCACCTATCGAGGCTCCCAACCCTGTTGAAGAAGAAATGTCTGACGAGGAAGTAGGGGAATGAACTACGACCACAAGCAGGCAGCAGCAGCTCTATCCATTGTGCCACATAGGTTCATCTACATTCGTCTAAAGCGGGGCGGAGACACCTTGGTACACTGCAAAGTGCGAAGGTGCGGGGATGGTTCAAAAGAAAGCGGAGAGAAGTTGTTGCACCAGCAATTTGGTGCGCATGCGGTAATTCGTTGGACGGCGGAAGATCACGCCGATGTTGAGGTATGACGATGGATCAAGAAGTAATTTCAAAGACTGTTCCGCCAGTTCAAGACCTTCCCATTGTCGATGGCGATTGGGACGGCAGTGCCGCTCGCGGTCGCTTGCGTAACTGGGCAACTTCGGGTGAGGAAACTGACTTCTCCAAGTACGCCCTTGGCTTCGGTTTCTACGAAGAATCAGAGGAGGACACCTTTGGCGCGTACAAGCTGCCTCACCATGATGTCGAGGATGGCAAACTTGTAACTTCGCGCCGTGGAGTCTTTGCGGCAATGGGAGCATTGTTAGGCGCAAGAGGCGGGGTAGATATGCCTGGCGATCAACGTAGAGCCGTTTATAACCATTTGGCGGACCATTACGAACAAATGGATGAAGAACCGCCTTCTTATCGTGAGGCGGGGGAATCAGAAGTGAAGTTGCTCAAGGCGTATCGGAACACAGTTGACATGAAGGCGGATGAGCCTCGCACTGTTGTTGCAAAGATTAGCACGACAACTGTTGACCGCGATGGTGATGTTGTTCTGCCAAGCGGATTGAATTTGCAGGACTACCGTAAGAATCCTGTTGTTCTTCTCAACCATGACAACGGAAGCCTTCCTATTGGCCGTGCCGTGTCAGTTCAGCGTGGCAGTGACTATGTGGTCGCAAAGATCCAGTTCGCAGAGCGGCCCGCCGAACATCCGATCACTGCTGAGTGGGTTCCCGATACGATCTTGAGCCTGTTCAAACAAAAGGTCTTGCGTGCATTCTCTGTCGGCTTTATGCCTTTGGACATGAGGGATGCAACCGACAAGGATAAGAAGCGTTATGGCGAAGATGCTCGTCGCGTCATTACAAGTTGGAATCTAATGGAGTTCAGCGTTGTCCCCGTTCCCGCGAACCCGGATGCGTTGGCTCTTGAGGTATCAAAATCG